GAGAGCGGATTGTTCCTCCCTGCGCCGAAGGCGTGGGGAGGTGGCACTCCGCAGGGCTGACCGAGGGGCTTTTGCGCCGACGTCGCAGCCCCTCCACCACCGCTTCGCGGCGGTCCCCCTCCCCACGGCTTCGCCGCAGGGAGGATGATTCTTGGAAGGAGTAAAACGCATGGACGATATGGAAGTGAAGGCCGACGCGCTCGAGGGGGCGTTTGATGCGGTGCTGGCGGCCGAGGCCGTCGATGAGCTGAAGGCCTCGGTGGCGGCGCTGAAGACGCAGGTGGACGCGCAGGCGGTCGCGGCGTCGCGGTTGCCGCTCGATGGGGCGAAGGCGGCGGCCGATCCGGCGCTGGGCGCCTTTGTCGAACGCTATCTGCGGCGCGGGATCGATGCCGGCGTCGAGATGAAGAGCCTGTCGGGGGCGTCGGGCGGCGAGGGCGGTTATGCCGTGCCGCGCGAGATCGACGGCAGCATCGCGGCGACGCTGAAGGCGCTGTCGCCGATCCGCAGCATCGCGACGGTCGTGCAGACGGGGACGAGCGGATATCGCAAGCTGGTCGCGACGGGATCGATGGGCGCGGGCTGGGTCGGCGAGACCGCGGCGCGGCCCGAGACCGCGACGCGCAGCTTTGCCGAAATCGCGCCGCCGTCGGGCGAGCTTTATGCCAATCCGGCGGCGAGCCAGGCGATGCTCGACGATGCGATGTTCAACGTCGAGGACTGGCTGGCCGAGCAACTGGGGCGCGAGTTCGCGGTCGCGGAAGGATCGGCCTTCGTGGCCGGCAACGGGACGAACCGGCCCAAGGGCTTCCTGACCTATGCGACGACGAACGAGAGTGACGGCGTTCGCGCGTTCGGCACGCTGCAGCATCTGGCGACGGGGACCGCGGGCGCCTTTCCGGCGTCGAACCCGCAGGACAAGCTGGTCGAACTCGTCCATTCGCTGAGGGCACCCTATCGTCAGGGCGCGTGCTGGGTGATGAATTCGGACACGCTGGCGCGCATCCGCAAGTTCAAGACCAGCGACGGCGCCTTTATCTGGCAGCCGGGGATGGTCGAGGGGCAGGCGGCGACGCTGCTGGGTTATCCGGTGGTCGAGGCCGAGGACATGCCCGATGTCGGCGCGAACAGCCTGTCGATCGCCTTCGGCAATTTCCGCGCCGGTTACCTGATCGCCGACCGAGGCGAGACGCGGATTCTGCGCGATCCGTTCAGCAACAAGCCCTTCGTGCATTTCTATGCAACCAAAAGGGTCGGCGGCGCGATCATCGATTCGCAGGCCATCAAGCTGATGAAGTTCGCCGCCAGCTAAACGGCTGGTGCGCGAAGGGCGCCCGGCCCGTCCAACCCTTTCGGGGCGGAGCCGGGCGCCAAATGCCGGTTGCCATTCCGTCCATACCAGCCTGCAAATGCCTGCCGCCCGCGCTTCCGGTGCTCACGTACAATAGTACGCTGCGCGCCGGGTCGCGGGCGACAGTCATTTTCGACTCGGTCTGAACGAAATGGCAACCGGCATTTTCTCCATAAATTGCATTGGAAAGGATGGCCCTGCCATGCCGACCCCCTTTTTTGCCGACCTGGTGCGCGAGCTTGCCCAAGAGGGCGGGACCGGACCGCTGACTCCCACGGGCGCGGTGCCGGGTCATCGCCGCTTTGCCGATATCGTTCCGGTGGATATCCCGTTTCATTATGCGATTTCCGGCATCACCCAGACCGCCCAATGGGAAGTCGGCTTCGGCCGGATCGACGGTGGCGGGCGGCTGTTGCGCGATGTGGTCGCAGCGTCGTCGAACGACGGCGAGCATGTCGATTTTTCGCCGGGACTGAAGACGATCGCGCTGACGGTCGGCGCCGGCTGGTTCGCCGACAGCGATGCGGCGCAAGACATGGTCGAAGCCGGGCTGGCGTCATTGACCGGGGCGATTGCCGCCAAGCAGCCGTTGTCGACGACGCATGAGGCGGTCGCGACGGGGGCCATCGACGATATGCTGACGGTGCGGCGAGGCAGCGGGTGGGTGAATATTCCGCTGTCTAGTCTGGCCTTTCGTGGCGACGACGGACGCCATGCGCTGACGGGTCCGCTCGGCGCGCCGAATGGCAGCGCCGCGGCGCCGGCGATCGGCTTTGATACCGATCCCGATTCGGGCCTGTTTCGCGCCGGCGCGGATATATTGGGATTTGCCGCGGGCGGCAGCGAGCGGATGCGGATCGACGGCTCGGGAAATGTCGGCATCGGCTGCGCCCCGCTGGGCGTCACGCGGTTGCAGGTCCGGATCGCCAGCGACCGGCGCTTCACGGTGTTCGCGAACGGTATCGACAGCTGTTTTGGCTATATGAACGACGGCGGCAGCTGGGTCGACACCTTGCTGTGCGGCAATCCGTTGCGGCTGGGCGTCGGTGGCAGCGAGCGCGTGCGCCTCGAAGGTTCGGGCGTGTTCCGTCCGGCGGCGGACAACAACCAGACGCTGGGCGCCGCGGCGCAGCGTTGGGCCGTGCTGTACGCCGGCACGGGCACGATCAACACATCGGACGCGCGCGACAAGACATGGCGCGGCGCCGCGACTGCCGCCGAGGTGCGTGCCGCAAAGCGTATCGCCGCCGAACTGGGTTTTTTCCAGTGGCACGACGCGATTGCCGAAAAAGGAGCAGAGGGCGCGCGGCATCATTTCGGTGTTCGTGCGCAGGCGGTGTGGACGGTTATGGCCGACGAAGGACTGATCGAGCCGATCGCCGAGGGCGGGGCGCCGAGCAGTCGCTATGCCTTTCTATGCCATGACCAATGGGACGAGGAGGCTGACGAAGGCCGCCCCGCGGGCGACCGTTTCGGCATCCGCACCGACCAGCTGGCGCTGTTCCTGATCGCGGCGCAGGACGCGCGCCTCGCGGCGCTGGAGGCCGCGGCATGATCGACGGATCGGCATTGGCCGCGCGCGCGATCGGCGATGTCGCAAGGCGCGATCTCGCGAGCGAGTGGGCCGGGCCCGAGCCGGCGGCGCCGCAGACGGCGCTGCCGCTGGCGCGCGAAGCGCCGCGGCGCGTGACGGTGCGCAGACCCTGACGGGAGGGGGAAGACGATGACGATGATGGTGAAGGATCCGGGCACGCGGATCGATTTCGAGTTCGACTGGGGCGCCGCCTATCCGGGCGGCCAGGCGGTCGTGGCGAGCGACTGGTCGGTCGCACCGGCGGAGGAGGGCGGCGTGACCGTGATCGGCGGCGCGCACGACCTGAAGGAGGTGACCGTCACGCTGGCGGGCGGGGTCGCGGGGCGCGTCTATCGCGTCACCAACCGCGTGACGATGAGCGACGGGCAGATCGACGAACGGTCGATGACCTTGCGGGTGGAGGAGCGATGATGGCGGAAAGCCTGTTGCCGGGCGAGGCCCCGGTGAGCCTGAACGAAGCGCGCGGCTGGCTGCGGCTGGGCGCGACGATCGACGATGCGGTGATCGCGGGGCTGGTGCGCGCGGCGACCAATATCTGCGAGGCGTTCATCGGCCAGTGGCTGGTCGTGCGCGCGGGCGAGGAGGAGGCGCCGCTGCCGGCGGATCGCATTCCGCTTGGGGCGCGGCCGGTGGTCGCGATCGACGGCGTGACATTGTTGTCGCCGGACGGCAGCGAACAGCCGCTCGGCGAGGACGCGTATCGCGTCACGATCGCCCGCGACGGCAGCGGCTGCGTCGCCGTGAATGACCCGGACGATGCGGCGCGGGTGCGCATCGCCTATCGCGCCGGCCTGGCCGAGGGCGCGAACGGCGTTCCCGAGGCGATCCGGCAGGGAATCGTGCGGATGACGCAGCATTTGCACGACGCGCGCGACGGCGCGGAGGCAGGGCCGCCCGCGATGATCGCGGCGCTGTGGCAGCCGTGGCGGCGGCTGACGCTGGGAAGCGCGCGATGAGCGGCGCCGAGCAGGCGGTGCGGGCGAAGGCGTTGGCGCTGCTGACGGACGACGTGGAGCTCGCGGGTCTGGTGCACGGCGTGTTCGACGGCGTGCCGCCGCGGGCGAGCGCGCCCTATGTTTCGGTCGGCGGGGCGGAAGGCCGCGACTGGGGCACCAAGGACCGGGCGGGGCGCGAAGTGCAGGTGGCGCTGGTGCTGAATAGCGTCGGCGAGAGCGCCGACGGCGGTGCCGTCGCGCGGATCGAGGCGGCGGCCGGGGGCTTGCGCGGTGCGGCGGATTGCTGGACGATCGTGGGCGCGCGGGTGGTGCGGACGCGGTTTACCTTCACGCGCGATGGCGGCTGGCGCCGTGAGACGATCGTGCGGTGTCGCTGTCTGGCGGGGTAGGCGGAACGGCGGGGTTCGGCCGAAGCGGACGGTAATCCTCCCTGTGGCGAAGCCATGGGGAGGTGGCAGCGCGAAGTGCTGACGGAGGGGCTAATGACGCAGCGTCGTAGCCCCTCCACCGCGCCCTACGGGCGCGGTCCCCCTCCCCATCGCTGCGCGACAGGAAGGATTCCGTGAGAGCGTCCAACATCCGCTCACCACCCCAATGCCCGACATTCCCCTGCGCTTGGGGAGGCGGCATGGCTTGCGCTGGCGACCTTTGGCTATTCGCCCGGCATCGTATTGGTCGACTTATAGTCCTTGAACTTTTCGGTGAAATTGGCGTGGTAATCCTCGATCTGGAGGTCGGCGTCTTCGGTCGCGACCGCTTCGGAGTCGCCGCTTGCGCGGCCGAGCGCGATCACCGCCTTGCGAAAGGCGTCGCGCTCGGTCCCGCAGTTCGATTTCACCTGCATTTCATACTGGACGTCTTCGACCTTGGCCTCGAGCGCCTTCTTCATGTCGTCGCGCAGGCATTTGGTGAAGGCGACGCGCGTCGTGGCGACGGTCGCGCTCGGCGATTGGGCCATCATGGCCAAAACCAATGTCGTGATCAGCATCCTGCGACTCCCCATTCCGCATGACTATATTTTGAGGAGGTTAGACTATGGCTATCGAAAATGGGAGCGATTTTCTGCTCAAGATCGGCGACGGCGAAGCGCCGCCGACCTATCGTACGGTCGCGGGCCTGCGCACCACCCAGCTGTCGGTGAACGGCGAAGCGGTGAATGTCACGACCAAGGATTCGGGCGGGTGGCGCGAGCTGCTGTCGGGCGCCGGCGTCCGGTCGGTGTCGGTGAGCGCGGCGGGCATTTTCACGGGTTCGGACGCCGAGGTGCGGCTGCGCGGCCATGCCTTGTCGGGGACCATCGACGATTATGAGCTGAGCTTCGAAAGCGGCGAGCGGATGCGCGGGCGTTTCCTTGTCACGCGGCTCGACTATGCCGGCGATTATAATGGCGAGCGCAATTACACGCTGAACCTGGAATCGAGCGGCGCGGTGGTGAGCCTGTGAGCGGAGCCAACGCGCTCCGCGGCGAGGCGGAGTTGACGGTCGGTGGGCGGCGGCTGGTGCTGCGGCCGAGCTTTGCGGCCCTGGTTGCCGCCGAGGCCGAGCTGGGGCCGCTGTTCGGCCTGGTCGAACGGGCGGCCGAGGGGCGGTTGGGGCTGGGCGAGCTGGCGGGGCTGTTCTGGCATTGCGTCAGTGAGCGGCCCGACACGCTGACGCGCGAAGCGATCGGCGAGGCGGTGGTTGCGCAGGGGCTGGCGGCGGTGACGCCGGCGCTGCGGGTGCTGCTGGGGCAGATATTGCAGGGGCGGTGAGGTGGTGGGGAAGCAGGATGCCCACCCCGCTGCGACTAGCGAGCAAGCTCGCAAGTCTCGCTGCCCCTCCCGCTTGCGGGAGGGGAGTGTCGGGTCTGCGGCGGTGGCGCTTGTGGGCCTGATGGCACGCGTCGCGGGATGGCGGCCGGGCGAGTTCTGGGCGGCGACGCCGGCCGATGTTCGCGCGGCGCTGGCCGGGTGGGTCGACCCCGGCGAGGCGGCCTGTCTCGACGGTGCGGCGCTGGCGGCGATGATGGAGAGATTTCCCGATGGATGAGGTGGACGAAATGGTGGTCGCGGTGCGCGCCGATACCGGAGCGTTCCGGCGCGACATCGCGGCAATGCGCGCCGAACTGGGCGGGCCGTTGGTCGTCGAAGCCGACCGGGCGGGGCGTGCGATCGAGCGGGCGCTGTCGCGCGCGATCGTGAGCGGCAAGATGGGGTTCGAGGATCTGAAGCGGCTCGCGCTGTCGGTGATGGCCGATATTGCGCGCACGGCGATTTCGAATGGCATAGGCGCGGCGAGCGGCGGATCGGGCGGCGGGGGATTGCTGTCGCTGGGCACGTCGATCGCGATGGCGCTGTTCGGCGCGCCGGGCCGCGCGACGGGCGGGCCGGTGAGCGCCGGGCGCGCCTATCGCGTCGGCGAGCGCGGACCCGAGCTGTTCGTGCC